GCGATAAAGATAATGCATAGACGGTGAGCAGTCACAATCTTCATCAAATAAAATCCATTGTAAATAGATTTTATTTTCTTAAGGGATTTGTAATTGAAACTGAAACTTGTGGCACGCCCCTCCTCTACCACAATACCGCATTATACAATAATCGCAATACATTTGCATTACTTAATACCCCTGCGAAATAATTACCGCCTGCAAAACTGAAATGAACAACTTTACCTGTACCATATGTTCGTATTGCAATAGCGGTTTCATCTGTTGCACCTTGATGCCATGCAAGTTTTGTACCGGGCTGAACTCCAAACAATGTTGCTGGTCCTTGATTATAACTTGTAAATGGCATTGCAATTGTGCCCGAAAATCCATTAAAAATAGGATGTGTAGCGTATATTGGATCGATTACATATGTTTGTGCTGCTGTTTTTGCTGAATAACGTGTAAGCAATACTAAATCTGTCATGGATGCTAATCGTCCACGATCTACTTGATATGCATCCCATTCTGCTGTTATAAATTTTCCGCCTGTAGTTACAAACGTTTTTAATGCTGTTTGTGCGCCTGTATCTAGATCCTGTGTATATGTTGTGCCATCCATCATAATAACAACACTATAACGTGATGGTGGAGGGTTTGTCCCGTTATATGTGGTTCGTGCAACAAGTTGTGTCCGAATTCTATTCGTATTCAAATATTTCACGAGCGTCATTGTATCAGATGTAACTAAATCGTAAATAATAAGCACAGAAATGCCGCCTAATACATATGGCGCACGACCAATCCCATACGATCCTTGTATACTACCGTATAACGGCATTTTACAAGGGTATGTGTCTTTTTTTAGTTTCTATGCGGGGACTACTTGCCATATGACGATGGATCACACCACACATCTAAACAAATATTGTCAGTCTTGTTACCGTATAATTTCACATGATGTCCAAATTCCATTATATGATCTACATTGTCGTCATTTTCGACCATAGTAAATCCTGGCATTTCTGTTAAATCAATATACTGTGTGACGGTATCATCATTATGTTTGCTGAATTCCACAAATACAAGTCGTCCATAACTGTACGGGAGTGTTAATAATTTCACACATGGATCAACAACAGGACTATCGGCAATATTGAGTGTGAGTTTTAATTTGGATAATGGAGGCACACTACTAGGTGCAATCGTCGAATCAATATCTGTTATATCATATAGCAAATCAACATTCATATTATTCTGCAAATTTAAGACATATGTGTTTGCGTTTACAATTGTAAATTTGACCATGCTGTATTTGAAAAGGCGAATGATTTCATTTGTTGATATTTGACAAGTGGTTGTAGTTTATAACCGAATGTCAACTATTTGATATAAAAAGGAATTTACATCTTAGCCGGGAAACCGACCAGGTTGGCGCCTAGACCAAAGCCTGCACCTTGGCGGGCTGTCAGACCGACAGAGGGGCTGAGCAGGTCCAGGATGGCGAAGACAACGGCGGCGATTGTGGCGACAACAACAATTTCTTCAACAACCGGGGTCTTGCGGGGGATGATCACCATGGCTACAGCAACAGCCAGACCTTCCAAGAAATATTTAATAGCGCGTGTCAGCAGTTCACCAGCAGAGAAACCGTCCATGTTTTTTTCTATATGATGGGCATCGAAATTTTTACGCAGCAGAAAAAGAAGAGGATGCGTTCAAATCTAAAGATTCAAGCATTTGGAATCTTTAGAAACCATGTCGTCGATCAGCACCACGGAAGAAAAAAAGGAGGTCTATCTTGAAGCAGACAAGGAAATACCGGGACAGCATTATTGCTGCCTGAGTTTTATCAGTCCGCAAAAAGTGTTGAAAAACAAGGATCTATATTTTTTCAGTGAATTTCTGAAAGATTATGAAATTCAGTATAAAATCAAAGCAACAGAATCGTTTGTAATGGCAGAAGCCGCAAAAGTTCAGGATGCAGGTTCACGTGTACAGGATATTTTGGAAAATCTGATTCTGAAAACACCGGCGCTGGCTTCAGATCTTAGCGGATCTCTTGCGGCTGTTAAAGAAATTCGGGCTGGGTTGACCCGTGGACTTGGCGCTGATCTAGAAGCGCATGTCAAATCAAATATGTCAGATTTCAAAACATCGGTTATTGAAGAAGCCTATGATACATTCATGTACAAACACAAGAAACGTCTGGAAGACGACTTTTTTGCGAAAAATGAATTCCGGACAACTGTTCAAGGTCTTAAAGTAAGAGGAGTCTATGACACATACAATGAAGCAGCAGCCCGTGCAAAGACGCTCCAAAAACTTGATCCTTCATTCAATGTTTATGTCGGTCAAATTGGCTTTTGGTTGCCATGGGACCCTGAACCACATGATGTTGCAGACCAAGAATATGCCGATGATCAACTCAATACACTCATGAAGAAATACAAGGAAAATGAATCGCAACGCGATGAATTCTTTGTGAAATCCAAATCGGATAAACTTACAGGTGCAAAACTGGGTGGTGCACAATTCGGTGGGTCTGGCAGTGAAAGTTCTGTGCCGCCGGCGGATATGTTTGCCGGTGAAGATCTTGCAATTGCACGGAAACGGGCGGCAGCAACACCATCAAACTCAATTGTGGGCGGGTCGTCTTAGGACTTAGGACTTAGGACTTAGGAATAGGAGACGTAAAAATTGACCCATCGACTTTTTTAAAACTATACATACTCAGAACTTCTGACAATGTATATTCTATATATTTCCCCCAGCGATTCAAGTAAAGATGTATACGCAGCGGCTGCTTCTGCGTATATGTCTAAACCATACCATGAACGTGATGCAGGATTTGATCTATTTTCTGAATCCATCCATGTAGAACCTATTGGCAGAGAAACTGCAACGTGCGCTATGGTAGATCAGCAAGTTATGGCTGCTTGTTATGATACTGAACGTAAACTCTTTCGCGCATTTTGGATGCTACCGCGATCCTCACTTTCGAAAACGTCACTTCGTCTTGCCAATTCAGTAGGTCTAATTGACGCTGGATACCGTGGATCGATTAAAGCGGCTGTAACAAATTTTGGTTCTTCTGTATTTGATTCGCCAGTAAATAATCGGTATTTCCAACTTGCAACACCAGATCTACTGCCGTGGAATACAATTGAAATTGGTCCTATCCCAGGCAGCCCAACGCTACGTGGGGCTGGTGGATTTGGAAGCACAGGGCTGGATACAACTGGTATGACATACTTTGCGTAAAAAAATGACACGCATTCTTTTTGTATGATACATAAAGTAATCACTGGAAGTTCAAACTTGCATAATTTCACTATTAAAATGAACAAATTCCAGACCTTTGTTTCCAACAATGTTCTTCGTATTGAGTATGTATGTAAAGTACAACCTCGAATGCAAATCATTCCATTGAAGTATATTACATCTGTGGAATGCTATAATCAATCACCGCCGCGGATTGTTATTCAGTACAATTCTCTACATGAATTTCATCGAACAGAAATGGAATATTCCTCATACGGGCTTGCTGAAGGTGTATTTAATCAACTTCAAAAAGGGATAGAGGCGGTCCATCAATCGCCGCAACTTTCTTAAATTCTAATGCTCTAGTGAATTTTCAACTTCCAACAATAGTTGCGCATAATGCCAAATAATTGTATAGGGATCCGCGTTTGCGGCTGGACGACGGTCTTCAAAATACCCGTAGCCATTTACACGGGTTGCATTTGGAATTCGAACGGATGCTGCACGTGATCCGACACCCCATGTGAATTTTTCAAGTGACGATGTCTCATGGTGTCCTGTAAGTCGTTCTTCATTTCCTGAACCAAGTGCTGGAATCCAAACACGATGTTTTGTTTCCAATGCTTTCATAATTTGCATAATTGTATCCCATCCACAACTTGGTTTCATTGTTTGTAATGTACTGATGTTTGTATGTAATCCAGATCCATTCCATTCAGGACCCAATGGTTTCGGATCAAATACAGGATATAATTCATAGTTTGCCAGTACATCCCACATTAAGTATCTTAGCATAATTAAGTCATGTGCTGCACGCACGGCTGGTGCATCAACTTGAATTTCACCTTGTGCTGGTGCGACTTCTAAATTGTATCCAGTTAAATGCAGACCAAGATCAAGACCACGTTCAAATACTTCGGCTACATATTTCTCAATAAACCCATTTCCATGTGCACCAACAGAACAATAAAACTCGCCTTGTTTTTTATCCTTCCATTCATTATACATAAATGGTTTTTTTGTTCGAGCGTCATAAATGAAAAACTCCTGTTCAAATGCTACACGTACTTTATTTTCTTGAAACCATGTTTGTATAGTTGGACTTAATAGATGATATGTGTTTTCAAATGTGGGATGCCCATTTTGTTTGTGTGTTGCGCATAATACATATGTATACTTGGAGCCATTATAACATGCGATTGGCACAAGATCAATTTCGGATTCTTCTGTTGTTGCTTGACCTGTGCTTGAACCATCGTAATTCCAATTCGGGACTGGGCACAGATCATCGGGATTCTTGGCAATTGTTCGAACTTTTGAACGAAACATACCAAATGCATCCATCCATATGTAGATATATCTCTGCATGTTTTTGTTTATTATATTTATAAATCACAAACATGTATTTAAATTGAGATGACGACACCTGCAGGATTTGAACCTACGCACGGAGACCGTAACAGATTTCAAGTCTGTCTCCTTAACCACTCGGACAAAGTGTCATTATTTGGTGGGGGGATTGCTCCCCATTCTAGGCAACGAATTAATATTTTTTAACATGAACGATCGGACCTTTGGCTGGACCAGTTGCAGCCGTAGATGTCAATGTTGGCGCAGTCTCACCTGCGGCTTCTGCGGCTTCTTTATTACGTTCATATTCAGCGGATCGTAACCAATGTTCGCGACATCCGATTTTGAAATCGGGATGTGGCGCGGCTTTGTACCAAAATACACAATCCTCTATACGATTCGTTTTCGCACCGTTATGAATGACAAGACATTCATAATTTTCCGTACATTGATCCATAATTTGACAAAACAATTCAAATGTCGGGAAAATACCTGCAAATTGTTCAAAAATGCGTTTACGAGCCGCCACCTGATTTTCACGTAAAATAAATACATAATCGACTTGTCCACGAAGAACGGGTGGAATACCCATGACGTATTGAAGAGCCAAAATATACAATAAGCCGTAATGACGACCGTTCATAAATAATGAACGAATGTATTTATCACTAATCCATTTATTATCATACATACAATCGTCCATAACAACAAATGCACGTCGATCGAGTGGGCTCGATCCACGAACTTCCATTTCTTTTCGAATTTGTTTTGTAATTGCGTCTTGACGTTTCAATACATTGCTGATAATTGCGCTATTGAATTCTTCATGTATGAATAAACTGGGAACAATAGACGAATAAAATGCGTTTGCGCCCTCTGTTCCAGAAATTACAGTACCGACCGGAAACTTTTGTTTATGCCACATTAAATCTTTGATAAGCCATGATTTACCTGTGCCTCGACGACCAATAAACACCACAACAGCATCATCGGGAATCATATTCATATTAAACTTGGAAAGACGTAAATTCACAGTTGGGCGTGGCGGAGCCCCCCCTGCACCCCCCATAGCAGCAACAGGAATCATGGATGATAATGGTGCACCACCTGTTGACATTGATATCTTGTTATGTAACAGGGAATTTTTTGTTTCAAAATTGACTCACATCATTGTGTTTGCGGTCAGGATGTTCAAACAGACCCGAAGCGTCAAATAGAACAAGAATGGGACGTGGTATGCCGAGACGTGGTGGTCGCGGAGGAGGAGGGCGCGGTGGCAGTGGCGCTGTGCGTGGCGGACACCCTAAACATGAAGTAAATCATGATCGTGTTGCAAAACCTCAAACAACACTACCGCATGATTTATTGATTTCACCGTCGGAGAATGATGTGCCAAAATCCATACATGCGAATTTTCCCGAGTTTACTAATATTCAGTCATTCTTTTCCATATTGGAACGTTTATCCCCAGAATATGCTGGATCAATGTTTGCGCATAAAAAATGCTGGCTCGGGAGTTCAATTTCAAATATTGAACGTGATACAGTTGATCTATTTCGTGCACGCATTGAATTAGAAAATGGACAAAAACACAATGTATTTGTAAAACGTATTCATTTACTTGATCCTATTCGTTTCATGGAAGGTGAATACGTTACCCCACACGAAGGTGGGTTGGCTGCACCAAGTGAATTATGGAAAACTGCGTTGGCGAAAATTAATGATCAACAAAATGAAGCATATGTTGACGCCTTATTTTCCATGTGTGCCTCTGCACTTGTAGAAACACAACGTTCGCCGCATTGGTGTCGTAGTTTTGGTACATTTTCATCACGTGTCAGTAACTATATGTTTAATATTACCGATGATTATGAAAGTTTACGCCATAGACCTTGGTGGCGGCGTAATCAACGCCTTGGAATCTTTACATTAGTTAAAAATGAAGAACAAGCAAAATCGCACGCAGATTTCATGACAACCGGTATTTCAAACATTGATGATGATGACTTTGTTGAAGTATGTGAAGACGATGCACCGGCGCCGAAAACAGCACCCTCAGCACCTTCAGCACCTTCAGCACCAACCAACGAACTTGTCTCTACATCCGAGCCAGCAGAAGATACCGATTCGCCAATTGTAAATCTGGCTACACCGAAATTGCGTCTTAAACCAATTAGCCCTTCGTCCAACTCTGGATCAAGTTTCACTGATGATGAGGTAGATGACTGTGATGATGACTGTGAAGACGACTACGAAGACGATGAAGAAATTTTACAATATGTCGAATTTGAGGATTTCCCTGTGCAAGTTACGCTACTTGAACGCGCAGAAGGGACGATGGATGAACTACTTGATGAAGAAGACGAAGATGATGCAACAATGTTGGAAACAAAGGAAGCCCGTTGGAGTGCATGGTTATTCCAAGTTATTGCAGCATTGACATGTGCACAACATTATTACGGATTTGTTCATAACGATCTGCATACAAACAATATTATGTGGTGCACAACAACGGATCCATATTTGTATTATCGTATTCATAAACGCGGCGGTGGATCATATATTATGCGTATTCCAACTTTTGGCAAACTCATGAAAATTATTGATTTCGGACGTGCAACATATCATTTGCCGGATCCTGCTGGATTCTTTATTCCTGATGCTTTCTTCCCTGGTAACGACGCTGCCACACAATATAATTGCGAACCATTTTATGATCCAAAAGAAGGGATGCGTGTTGAACCAAATCCATCCTTTGATCTAAGTCGTTTATCTGTATCATTGCTTGAATCACTTTATTCTGAACGTCCTGATGCGGTCAAACCTGTGAAAATTATGTCAAAAGAGGGAGGGAAAATGTATTCAGAAACTGTGTCTGGGGTTTATAATATGTTGTGGGAGTGGTTGATTGATGATTCTGGACATAATATTTTACGCCTGTCATCAGGCAAAGAACGGTATCCTGATTTTGATTTATATCGCGCAATTGCAGCAGAAGTGCATAAAGCAGTGCCACGTCATCAAATCGAACGTGGAATTTATCAATCATACAAATACACGGAAAAAGTGCCAAATGGTGTTCATGTGTATGATTTACATATTTAGGTTATTTGTATTTATAAGTATAATGATAAGGGCGCTTATTATTATACTTGTATTGATATTACAATTGGCAAATTAAGGATCCTCTGGTCGAACAGTCATGTTGTTTGGAATTACGGTTCCATGATGTGACATAGGTCCACCTCCACCAAATGCAGTAGCCGAACCTGACGGCACAGTGATGTGAGATCGTTCTAAATCTTCCCCATTGTGTAATCGCAAAGACTCTTCTAAATATGTATTGACATGATCTGGATCTGCAATTATCATTCCTTTCAAATCGTCAAATGCTATGTATCTATGTTCATTTTGAATATATTTTTCTTGAATAGTATTCCATAGCGCGTTTAATTGTCCTTGTTGCGGTAATGGCGTTTTCTCTAAGAACGTTTTAATAGCATCATATTTGTCATGAAACGAATCATATTGGGTTGTTTTTATTGTTTCGTCTGTAATAATGGCTGTAAACAACAATTCTGTGAATAAAATAATAAAACATATTTGTTCTGGTAGAACATCCTGTATTGATGTAAATGGATTATCAGGTTCAATAAAAAGTAATTTACGCCATTCTCTTTCCTGTGGTCCTAGTTTGCCTAAATTATTTAAAATTGTTTCGCAAGCAAGACTATTCATTGCTATGATGATATCTGGTTTATTTTCAATAAATACTGGAATGTTTTTATCTGATAAGTCTTTGTATTGTTTGATCGACATGCGTTGTATTTCAATAGTTGATGGAAGTGTTAAAGGCGCTGGGGTTTTTGAGGTTGCTCCTACGACTGTTCCTTCGCCGCCTTCGCTTTCGCTGCCTTCACTTTCGCCGCCTTCGCCTTCGCTGCCTTCGCCGACTTCGACTTCGCTGCTTTCGCCGACTTCGACT